TCAAAGCGGGCGCCCGTAGAACTCCCCGTATCAACTTCAAAGCAGCGCCTATGCGCGGCGGTTTCCGCCTGTGACCAACACCCAACTGTATCTCAACATCGCCAAGGGCTCGGCCCTGGCGTACTTAATCTTGGTCCTGCTTATTCATGGCTTGTTATAAGCCTCTCAAGGGGTATCGCTCTCCCTCGGGCAAAATCACGTTTCAACGCAGGCAATCAGGCCGGTTCGCCGGCTCCAACCTCATCGAGGTACCCTGCGGACAGTGCATTGGCTGTCGTCTCGACTACTCCCAATCTTGGGCAATTCGCTGCTTGCACGAATCCACTATGCACGCAGACAACTCCTTCATAACCTTAACTTACGACGACCAACACCTACCGCAATTCGGCTCCCTCAACAAAATCCACTTTCAGAAATTCATCAAAAGATTTCGCAAAGAAATCCACCCACTCAAAATCCGCTATTACCATTGCGGGGAATACGGCGACGGCTACAAACGGCCGCACTATCACGCCTTAATCTTCGGCTACGACTTCCCCGATAAACAACTCTGGTCCTACGGCCAGGGCAAAGACAAACTATATCGGTCCACTCAACTCGAGCGCCTTTGGGACAAAGGCCACTCTTCCATCGGAAATGTAACTATCAAATCAGCAGCTTACTGCGCTCGCTATACTCTCAAGAAAGTCCGTGGTCTGCGCTTAAAAGAGCGCGACCCAAAAACGGACCTCCTCCCATATCAAACAATCGACTATTCAACCGGCGAAATCATTGATCTTCAGCCGGAATACACTACTATGTCGACTCACCCAGGCATCGGCAGAGACTGGTATGAAAAATATAAATCGGATGTTTTCCCAGACGACTATGTGGTCGTCAATGGAAGAAAAAAACCAACTCCGAAATACTACCGAAATCTCCTCGAACAATCAGATCCCGCAATATCCCGCGAACTACGCGAGAAACGCGTGGCGCAAGCGCTCCTCCACGCGGAAGACCAAACCCACGAAAGACTCCTCGTACGCGAGCAAGTTAAAACAGCGCAGACTCGACGTCTAGAAAGGAACTACGAAAGTGGAACATAAAATATTCGCCATCTACGACCAAAAAGCTTTTGCTTATTTACCGCCCTTCACACTCCCACGTAGCGAAATGGCTATTCGTACATTTGCCGATTGCATCAATTCGGAAAATCACGCCTTCGCAAAACACCCGGGCGATTACACATTGGTCGAACTCGGCATATACGACGATTCAGATGGCGCAATTACACTCCATCAAACCCGCTTAACTCTCGGTACCGGCATCGAATTTAAACAGGAAATACAAAATGACAAGTCCAATTCGGTCAGTAATGACCCACCAATTCAGCCAGGTACCAACAGCGGAAATACAGCGCAGCTCCTTCGACCGTAGCCACGGTCATAAAACGACTTTCGACGCGGGCTTCTTAGTCCCGATCTTCGTCGACGAGGCGCTCCCTGGCGACACCTTTACCGTCAAAATGACGGGGTTCGCCCGCCTCGCAACACCAATCTTTCCAATCATGGACAACATGTTCATGGAAACCTTCTTCTTCGCCGTGCCGAACAGACTGCTATGGCAGAACTGGCAAAAATTCAATGGCCAACAAACTCAGCCCGGCGACTCAACCGACTTCCTTATTCCACAACAGGTCTCCCCGGAAGGGGGCTATGACATCGGCAGCCTTCAAGATCATCTCGGGCTGCCTACTGGCGTCAGCAATATGTCTCATTCAAGCCTGCCACTTCGTGCTTATAATCAAATATACAACGAGTGGTTCAGAGACCAAAACTTACGCACCTCCGTCTCCACCAACGTCGACGACGGCCCCGACCTCGTCAGCAACTACAACATCGTCAGACGCGGAAAGCGTCACGATTACTTCACTTCCTGTTTACCCTTCCCTCAAAAAGGCGATCCCGTCTCCATACCGTTGGGCGATTCAGCCCCGGTTACCGGTATCGCCACCCAGACCGAAACCTTCACCGCCGGAGGCGGGCAACGGTTCGACACCAAAGGACCCGTTACTTATCCCTGGGAAACTTCAGCAGCAGTCGCTGCCCAGGTCTGGGTCCAAGGCACGGCCGAACAAGGCCTGCCCAATATCGTGGCTGACTTATCAGAAGCCACAGCAATAACAATCAACGCACTCCGCGAGGGCTTTCAAATTCAGCGACTCCTTGAGCGCGACGCCCGCGGAGGCACCCGTTACACGGAAATAATCCGCGCACACTTCGGTGTGACTTCACCCGATGCGCGTCAACAACGACCGGAATACCTGGGCGGCGGTAGCTCCCCAGTAATCATATCTCCGGTCGCACAAACATCTGAAACCGATTCCAGCGGACCCGACGCATCACCTCAGGCCAATTTGGCCGCGATCGGTACCGCATCACTTCGCAATCACGGTTTCACTCAATCGTTTACGGAACACTGCGTAATCATCGGCCTGATCTCCGTCCGCGCAGACTTAACCTACCAGGCAGGCCTCGAACGCATGTGGTCCCGTCTCACCCGCTTCGATTTCTACTGGCCCGCGTTCGCCAATTTAGGCGAACAGGCCGTCCTCAATCAGGAAATCGAACACACTGGCGATGCAGACATCGCCTACAACGAAGCGGTCTTCGGCTATCAAGAACGCTATGCCGAATACCGCTATAAACAATCCTTAATTACAGGTCTATTTCGCTCACGAGCGCCCCAATCTCTCGACTCGTGGCATCTATCTCAAGACCTGGACAAACCCGTACTGGACGCGCCCTTCATATCAGAAGACCCGCCCGTCGACCGCATCATTGCGGTACCAGACGAACCTCACTTCCTATTCGATTCCTACTTCTCAATGCGCTGCGCACGACCAATGCCGCTTTACGGCGTTCCTGGTCTTATCGATCATTTTTGATCGTCCTACTCTTACCAAGCGCAGGCATTATGTTCAAAACACCAAAATACCAACGCGGCTTCCTTGGCGACATACTCTCAGCCGGTATTTCCGGCTACTTCTCTGCTAAGAGCGCCAAAGACCGCAACAAAGCGCAAATGGCGCAAGCCCAAGCGCAAATGGACTTCCAAGAAAGAATGTCCTCAACCGCCCATCAACGCGAGGTCGTAGACCTTCGCGCAGCTGGCCTTAATCCAATCCTCTCCGCCACTGGCGGCTCAGGGGCATCTACCCCTGGTGGAGCAATGGCAAACATTGAACAAGAAATCGGCCCAGCAATTTCCTCCGCTTTACAAGCGGCAAACGTCACTCAAAATCTCAAAAACATGAAGGCAGCGAGAAAAAACATAGAAGCTGATACAAAAATCAAAAAAGAACAGCGCACTCTCACAGAAAATCTCAACGCAACTGAATACTTCAAACAGGGCAAACTGGCGTTTGACCAAAAAGTCTCAGACATGACTTACCAAACCCTGCAAGCTCAGCTCACAGGACACCTTCTCGAAAGAGACATAGACAGCGGGGGACTCCCCCGCATGAACTCAATAGGATCCTGGACTCGGATCCTTAATCGAATCATTCCATCAATCACTGCCGCTGGAACCGGCGTAGCCGGCTTCCTAATCGGCAAAGGCAAAGGCGGAAAACCCGGGCTATCCGGCGTTAAAAACCCGAAATACAACCCATTGAGGTAATCATGACTATACGCTCGGCTTATAGCCCCAAAAAACGCGCCCAAATAGCCACGGTCGGTCCGACCGCAACCAAGCAATCGTTTAAAAACGAGTGCGATATCAATCATATAATGGCTCGTTACGTCAAAACCGGCGTAATCGAACATCTCAACGAACACAAACCCAACTACGGCTTCGCTCCAGCCGTAGACTTTAAAACTGCCCTCGACCTTGTCGAGAAAGCTTCCACTATCTTCTCCGAACTGCCGTCGCAAATTCGCGCCAAGTTCGAAAACAACCCGGAGAACTTTCTTAAGTTCACCGAAAACCCCGACAATCGCTCGGAGCTGGCCCTTATGGGCCTATTAAGCCCCGAAGCGACCCAAGAAGAGGCCGATAAACTGAAGGCCTCTGACAGCGCTTCAGCGCCTCTCCCTCCAAATCCGGCCACCACCGACGCCGAATAAACTTGCACAGTATGCTTACTTGATCTCATACTGTGCTAGATGACACCAAAAGGTCATCTCTCCCACCAAACCAGGAGTCCGAAAAATGCCTTACCGCAGAAAAATGTCCCGTAAGAAATCCCGCAAAAACTTCAAAGCGGGCGCCCGTAGAACTCCCCGTATCAACTTCAAAGCAGCGCCTATGCGCGGCGGTTTCCGCCTGTGACCAACACCCAACTGTATCTCAACATCGCCAAGGGCTCGGCCCTGGCGTACTTAATCTTGGTCCTGCTTAT